GGACAAGACCCGTACGGGAAGTACCCGAAAGAGGGCGGGAATCTGGTAATCATCGGCCGGAACTGGCCCCACATCGGCCTGGTGGTGGTGCCGATGCTGTTCCGCGCGGGTGCGTTCAAGATGATCAAGGACGAGAAGACCGGCCAGTGGAGGGCCTTCAAGCCAGGAGTGGACGATCCCACCAAAGCCAAACCGGCGCCACCGCTCATCCCGCCGCGAATGATCAAAGAGATGAGTTGGGTGCTGAAGAACGCCGGCTACCTGAACAAGGCTGAGCTAACAAATGGCTGGACGATTAACTGCTTCTCGTCAGAGGGCGAACCGCCGCAGGGCTTTCAGGCAGACTTAGTTCACATTGATGAGGATATTAATAATGAAAGGTGGGTTGGCGAGATGCAGGCTCGCCTTGCCGACCGCAAGGGGCGGTTCGTCTGGTCGGCCATGCCGCACAGTAAGAACGATGCGCTGCTGGGGCTGTGTGAACGTGCGGACAAGGCGGAGGAAGAGGGGCAGACAAATCCGATCATTAAGAAGTTCACGCTGCGGTTCTTGGATAACGCCCACATCGACCAGGAAGAGAAAAAGAAAAACATCGAACGCTGGTCGGCCTTGGGAATGGACGAGCTTCGCATGCGGGCGGAGGGCGAGTTCACTACCGAATCGACGCTCATGTACCCGTCCTTCAATCCTGCGGTGCATGTACTGCGGCGCGAGGATCTACCCGGTGGCGTGGTGCCCGCTGAATGGACGCGGTATGTGGCGATCGACCCTGGCCATACAGTCCTCGCGTGCGTATTCGGCGCGGTTCCCCCGGACGAAAAGTTCCTGCTGATCTACGACGAACTGTACATCCGTCAGGCCAATGCGCTGATCTTTGGCGAGCAGTTTGCCCAGAAGGCGGAGGGCCAGTCGTTCCGCACGTTCATCATCGACATGCACGGCGGCATGCTGCGCGATCTCGGCTCGGGCCGGTTGCCGCATGAACTGTATTCGGAAGAGCTACGCAAAAAGAACATCAAGGCCCAGATGAGCGGGTTCGGGTTCATACCCGGCTCGGATGACATCCCGGCCCGCACGGCTCTCGTCCGGCAGATGCTTCACATCCGTGGAGATGGAACCACCAAGCTCAAGTTCCTGGAGGGGGCGTGCCCGAATCTCATGCGCGAGATTCGCCGCTACCGCAAAAAGACAACCACCGTCAATGGTCAGGTCTATGTCACCGACGAACCCCAGAGCCGGGGTGAGGTCCACGCCATCCAGTCGGTGGAGTATCTCTGTGCCTATGAACCGAAATACCACGCACCGCCCAAAACCTACGGGCCGGATCCGTGGTGGGTTAAGTACCTGGCGGACAAGCGCCGCCGTCAGCAGGGGTCCGAAGACTCCTGCATCGTCCTGGGTCCAATGGGGAGTCGAAGACAATGAGCGATTTTGTGATGCCGTCTGCGGAAGTTGGGGATTGGGTACTGTTCCGTGCCCATGAGGGAGCCGAGGCTGTGCCGGCCATGGTGACGCGGGCCTCGTCCCGCACGCTCACGCTCTGGGCCATTGCCCCGGGCTACGGCGGGAACGAGAAGCACAGCGTCCACCACACCACCGACCCCGGGGTGAACGAGTTCCCGGCCTGGAAGGAGTACGGATTCTGGGAACACAAGCCCCAGAAGAACGCGATTCTCGCGGAGAAAGTGGCGCTCTTGGAGCGGAAAGTGGCTGACTTGGAGGCCCGAAAGGCCAAGTGAGGACACTGACCTATAGGAGTCTCCATGGACAAGCCGCTTCGCCCTATCGTCACCCGCTGGCTTGAGTGCATCAAGCAGGCCACCAAGCACAAGCGCCCTTTCAGCGAGGACGCCGATGAGGCGATGAACTTCTTCGCGGGCGACCCGGACTTCATGTGGAAGGACGGGTACGCGCGCGGGGAACGCGGCTACAACAAGGGCATGACCCCGCCGGCCTTCCGGATGCAGGTCAACCGTGTTTGGGAGGCGGTGCGTCTGTTCACGGCCGTCATTCACCACCGCAACCCCAACCGGGCCGTCACCCCGAAGGAGTACCCGATCATCGGGCCAGCACTCCTTGGCATCCAGCCCCAGCCCCCCATCCCTGCCATGGGGCCGGACGGCCAGCCAATCATCGGCCCCGATGGCCAGCCTGTGATGATGCCGGACCCCGGCCTGCAGATGTACCAGCAGGGCTTGCAGCAGCAGCAGATGATGCTTGAGAAGCGGAAGCTCGTCTCCCGGCTTCTGGAAGACTACCTGAACTACACCCCCAACGAACTGGACCTGAAGCGCCACTCCCGCAAGGTGGTGGAGGAAGCGTTCATTAAGGGTGCCGGGGTGTGGTGGCATGAGCTTTACTCCCCGCCAGGCTCGCAGCTGAAGATGGCTGGGAGCTTCTACGACACCATCGACAACCTCGTCTGGGATCCGGACGCGGACGAGTTTGAGGACATCCGCTGGGCCGCCCGCAAGCGCGTGCAGCCGGTCGATGAGGTCGCGGCCAAGTTTGGGCTGTCCCGTGACGCCCTGAAGGGGCACATGGAGAGCTACTCATCCCGCGCCGACAACAACGAGCGCGGCTTTGAGTACAAGAAGAAGCTGGGCCTAAGCAACGATCTGATCTGCTACTGGGAGATTTACTCAAAGACTGGCTTCGGTGACCGGCTCAAGAACGCCGACCAAGACCTGCGCGGCAAGTTCGATGCGTTCGGCCCCAACTGCTACATCGTTGTCGCGGAAGGAATCGACTTCCCCCTGAACATGCCAGAGGCAATGCTTCAGGAGGAGGTGGACGAAACCGGCGTGGCGCCGTCAATGTTCATGGCCGCTCAGTGGCCGATCCCCTTCTGGGCGGAGCCGGGCGGCTGGCCGTTCACCGTCCTGTCTTGGCACGGCAAGCCCGGGTACAGCTGGCCCATCAGCATCATTCGTCCCGGCATCGGTGAGCTTCGGTTCATCAACTGGGCCATGTCCTTCTTGGCCACTCGCATTGCGACGAGCGCCCAGGTTCTCATCGGCGTGGCGAAGTCTGCCGACCCGGATCTGAAGGCCAAGATCCTGGAGAAGGACGAGGGCGGGTTCAAGATCGTAGAGATTTCCGAAGCCATCGGCCGGTCTGTCAACGATGTGATCTCGGTGTTCCAGATGCCGGGCGTGACATCGGACATGTACCAGATCATCTCCGAGGTCACCGCACTCTTCGACCGGCGAGTGGGTTTGACAGAACTCATTTATGGAATGACCCGGAACCAGTTCAGGTCAGCTGCAGAGGCGCAGGTCAAGGCTGAGCAGATTTCGGTCAGGCCGGACGATTACGCTTCGATTCTTGAGGACGCCCTGTCCTTGGTAGCCCGCAAGGAGGCTTTGCTTGCGCGGTGGTTGATCGCACCGCAGGACGTTGCCCCGCTCCTTGGGCCGATGGCGGCGCAGGCGTGGCAGATGCACGTTCAGAACGAAGACCCGGATTCCATCGTCCGCGAGTATTCGTACCGCGTTGAAGCCGGCTCCGTGAAGAAGCCCAACAACGCCACTCGCATTGAGAACATCACCAACGCGATGCAGATCCTCGCGCCGGTCAGTCAGGGCCTCCTCCAGGCCGGTCGCCCAGAACTGTTCAACGCCCTCTTGGAGGATTGGGGCAAGGCAATGAACGTGGACGTTTCACGCTACATGGTGCCCCCTCCCCCGCCGCCTCCTCCAGGCCCGCCCCCCGAAGCACCCCAGCAAGGACCGCCCGATGCAAATCCCAGTTGAAGTCCAACGAGCCGGCCGTGAGGCCATTGAGAGCTACAAGCGTGCCCTGCCCTACGGTGAGAAGTGGGCGGCGATGGTTGCCACGCAGACTCCCCCGGGAACGTCTGGCACAGACCGGGCGTTCATGGAGGGCCGCATGAACAACCAGCAGCTAGATGACATGCCGGTGCGCCAAGCGAAGTACGTGGCCGCCGAAGCCAAGAAGGCGGGCATCAACATCTCGGGCAAGTATTACGTGGGCGGCTTGGCGGATAAGCGTGGCTGGCAAGACCCCGCAGCGTGGGTGTCCAACAACGACGAGGTGCTGAAGGTCGCTCATGCTCGCCGGCTGGCGGTGTCTGGGACCGTGAACTACGACCCGGGTCCGGCCGATCCGAAGCGGAAGCTCATCAGCGAGTCGATTGTTCGGGATGAAGTGGCAAAGGCCAAGCGCAAGAATCCTGGTGCGAAAGCGAGCGACCTGCGCGAGAGGGTGATTGAGAAGCACGCCTACCGCGCCAAGGGGAGGGGCGTTTGAGCTATCAGCTAGTTCAGTTCCGCCGTGGCACGGCCGCTGAATGGCTGGCCGTTAACCCGATTCTGGCGGCGGGCGAAATTGGCTATGAGAGGGATGTGCCATCTGGCACTGAGGTGTCGCTGGACACGTTCAGCTACTCGGATCCGGCGTTCGGCTCGGGAGCGATCAAGATCGGGGACGGGGTGACGCGATGGAGGGAACTGCCGTACCTGCTGAACTCCCTGCGGTTCTCTCTTCCCTCCTCCAGCGATGTGGAGATGACTGACATAAAGACTGGGGATGTGCTGCGCTGGTCGGACGGCAAGTGGCGCAATTATTCGGAGAACCAACTTTTGGACGGGGGTAATTTCTAATGGCGACAATTCGCGTCAAACGATCCACAGCCGGAACGGCACCAAGCTCGCTGGCCAATGCAGAGATCGCGTTTGCCGAGGCGCACAAGTCTAATGCCAGTGCGACTACGGCCGGCACGCTGTTCTATGGCTTGGGCACAGGTGGGGCTGGTGGGACGGCGACCACCGTCCTGCCGATCTCGGGGCCGGGTTCGTTTCTGGCGCTCACTGGCACGCACTCCGCATTCGGCACATACACGTTCGCCGGCGGCGTCACGTTCACTAGCACCGTAGCTCTTGGCTCCGCTACCGCCACAACCCAATCGCCAGGCGACACCTCAACCGCGGTCGCGACCACGGCCTTTGTGAAGTCGCTCAACTACCTGACCACCAACCAGAGCATCTCCATCTCGGGAGACGCGACCGGCACTGGCACCACTTCCATCTCGGTGACCATCCCGTCCGGCACGGTGACCAATGCCAAGCTGGCGACGGTCAGCACGGCGACGATCAAGGGGCGCGTATCGACGGGCACTGGGGCGCCCGAAGACCTGACCCCCACGCAGGCCAAGTCAATCCTGGCCATTGTGCCGGGCGACATCACGGGCTTCGACACGCAGGTCCAGACCAACCCGCTGAACACGCTTGCGACGGCGACGGGCAACTACAACATGGGCGGGTTCGGACTCACCAATCTAGTCAATCCAACCAACGCCCAAGATGCTGCGACGAAGGCGTACGTGGACAACGCTTCGATTGGCCTGGAGTTCAAAGCGTCAGTCAAGGTTGCGACCACGGCGAACATCACGCTGTCCGGCACGCAGACCATCGACGGCGTGTCGGTGCTGGCCGGCGACCGGGTGTTGGTGAAGAATCAGACCACTGCCAGCCAGAACGGTCTGTACGTTGCCGCGGCCGGGGCGTGGGCGCGTTCTGCGGACGCTAACTCCAGCACCACGCTGACTACCGGGTCGTTCGTCTACGTTGACCAGGGCACATTAGGCGGCGGAACGGCGTGGGTGCTTTCCACCACCGGGACGATCACGGTCGGAACGACCAGCGTCTCGTTCAATCAGTTCTCCGGTGCCGGCGGCGGCGTGCCGGGGAACTACGCCGGCCAGACCTCTATTACCACGTTGGGCGACATCGGCACTGGGGTGTGGCAGGCGACAACGATTGCCGTGGGCTATGGCGGCACCGGACTTACATCGGCCGTCAATGGACTCCTCAAAGGAAACGGCTCTGCCTATTCCGTGGCAGTGGCCGGCACCGACTTTCTGGCGCCTAGCTCTGATATCGATGGGGGGACGTTCTAGTTGGCTACCGTCCGGATACTGAGATCGACAACGGCGGGCAGCGTCCCGTCCTCGTTGGTGAGCGGCCAGATCGCCATTAATGAAGGCGACGGCAAACTCTACTACCGCAATAGCTCAGGTGTGGTGACGCAGCTGCCCACGGGCGGCGGCGGCGGAGTGTCGGACGGCAATAAAGGCGACATCACGGTCAGCGGCAGCGGAGCAACGTGGGTCATCAATGCCGGTGCCGTCACAGAGGCCGATCTGTCGAACGATGTTCGCAACCAGATATTCCACCCGTTTCTTCTCATGGGAGGCTAAGACGTGCCGCAGACACACAAGGTACTGGGCCAATCAAACCCAGCCGCCACCACGCTAGTCTCGCTCTATGTGGCACCGTCTGCCACGCAGGCCATTGTTTCGACAATCACCGTGTGCAACACCGCAGCGACGGCGACCACCTATCGGATCGCGGTGCGGCCCGCTGGGGCGTCGATTGCCACCTCGCAGTATCTGGTTTACGACGCACCGCTCCCGGCCAGTGACACAGTGACTCTCACGCTTGGCGTGACACTGGCGGCGACTGACGTTGTGAGCGTGTACGCAGGGTCTGCCAGCGTAGCCTTCAGTGCCTTCGGGGTGGAGATCAGCTAGTGACGCTCCGCAACGCTTCCACATCTCTCGCTAGTGCATCGCGGCTGCGGGCGCAGATTAGCCGCACCGTCAGGGTGCTGGTGGTCGGCGGCGGCGGCGGCGGCAACGGCGAGCAGGGCGGCGGCGGTGGTGGGGGCGGCGTTGTGGAAACGTCCGTGGCCGTCACGCTTGGAGTCGCTTACGCGGTTCAAGTCGGTGCCGGGGGTGCGGGCAGCGTGGCCGTGCGAGGCGTCAACGGCTCGCCTTCCATTGCTCTGTCGGTTGTGGCGATTGGCGGTGGCGGCGGCGGTGCGACATCGGCTACGGCTCTCGCTGGCGTTGACGGAGGCTCAGGCGGTGGCGGCGGCACCGTGACATCGACTAACGGATCGGGCGGCTCGGCGCAACTAGCGGGAACACAGGGGTTCGGCGGCGGCGCCGGATCAACTGACGGCGCGACCTACAGACTCGGCGGCGGCGGCGGCGGTGCTGGCGCAGCAGGTGCGGCTGGCACCAGCGCGAAGGCTGGCAATGGCGGCGCTGGGCTTGCCTCCAGCATTACAGGGACGAGCGTCACCTATGCCGGTGGTGGTGGCGGCGGCACTGGAAACAAGTCGCAGGGGCTTGGTGGCACCGGCGGCGGCGGAAACGGACGAGTCGGTAGTGGCGTTGGCACTGCGGGGTCTGCGTCCACGGGCGGCGGTGGCGGTGGCGGTGGCGGAGGTGGAGGTGGAGGTGGAGGTGGAGGCTCTGGGGTCGTAGTTTTGCGGTTCGCCTCGTCTATGCAAATTACAGTCAGCGCGGGCCTGACCTCGTCAACGACTAGCTCTGCCGGGGATAGCGTCGTAACGATCACTGCCGGCACGGGCACCGTGACATTCAATTGAGGAACCAGATGGCGCACTACGCATTTGTGAACGATGACAACATCGTCACCGAGGTGATCGTCGGACGCGACGAGAGTGAGGGAGACTGGGAGGCGGTCTACGCGGAGGTGCGCGGGCAACGCTGTCTGCGGACGAGCTACTGGACCCAAGGGAACCAGCATCCGCAGGGCAGGCCATTTCGCGGAAACTACGCGGGCAGCGGGTTCCGCTACGACGAGGCGCTAGATGCCTTCATTCCGCCATGCCCCGGCGATGGCTGGGTCTTAGACGAGGCGACTGTCACTTGGGTGGACAATAGCCCTATAGGCCCCTTGCAGGACGCTCATGCCCCCTCCCCGCCTCAAGCGCAGTAACACCCCCGGCGCCGCCCCCGCTTCGCTGGAAGACGGGGAGGTGGCGATTAACCAAGGCGACGGCAAGCTGTACTACCGCACGGCGGCGGGCGGCGTGTCCGCGATTTCCGGCGCTGTAGTGGCCGCCCACAAGTCCACCCACGCTATTGGCGGGTCTGACGCTCTGTCCCCGGCGGATATTGGCGCCCTTACGCAGGCTGCGGCTGATGTGCGCTATGTGGGCCTGACCGGGGGGAATGTCTCCGGTTCTCTCACTGTGGGCGGGGTGGCGGTTGTGGTCGCCACGGATTCCCGGCTGTCCGACTCTCGCGCGCCCTCCGGGGCGGCCGGCGGCGATCTCACAGGCACCTACCCCAGCCCGACTCTCTCAGCCACTGGAGTGACGGCCGGAACCTACACAAGCGTCACCGTGGACAGTAAGGGTCGCATCACCGCCGGCAGTAGCCCAGCCGGCTACTCGCTCCCGCAGGCAAGTGCCAGCACGCTGGGTGGCGTGCGCATTGGCTCGGGCATCTCAATCGATGCGAGCGGGATTATTTCGGCATCCAGCGGGTACACACTCCCCCAGGCTACCACAACCACCTTGGGC